GCGACTTGTTTCATCAATTCGCCAGTCATTCTTTGTGTTTGTTGAATAACTTGATTCTGCTGAGAAACTTGCTTCATTAATTCCGCATTTTGCTTTTGTAAAAGTTCCAATTCCGTAGGCGGTGTTGGCTCTGGTTCTGGCACATTGTCAGGATCGTATATTAAATTTGTACCATTCCAACGATAATTAAAAAAATCTGTTGGCTCTTTTTCTACTTCAAGTTCAATCGCATTAGGTTGTTCCATTGTGGAATATCCTTGTAAATAACCTTGAATATCATCAATCCATATTTTCATAGCTAACTTTCTCCTTTCTTAAATTGCATACACCCGTGTCAATACAAAAGTTTTTGAAGCAGTATTATTATTTTTATGGCCTAAAATTTGCGTATTGCTTATATAAATATATTTGTTGTATTTTGCTCCATTCAATGTTTCTAAATGATGAACAACCGCATGACCTCCAAATTCCACTATATGCGTTTTTGGAACAAATACATAGTTCAAATCCCAATTTTCTCCTAGGCTTGTACTTGTGTTATATGGTTGATATAAAAATAACCAGCCAGAAAGACATTGATCCAATGGTAAACTCGGATTAATTGATTGATTTTCCCCCATATACCATGCTCCTGACCAAACTTTTTTACCTACATTTAAAATATTTGTTTCAGATAACTTATTTAGTAACTTTTCAAGACTATCAAAATTTTCTTCAATAGCTTCTGCTCCGTTCTCCATCCCTCGATAAATTCTGGTTAATTCCATATTCTCAACATCCTTTCTATATAATTAAATCAAACACTATGGATCGACTATTTTTTTCATCTATAAGTAAATATTTATATTCATTAATTTTTACTGGTAAAAATTCCGTTGTATAATCCAAAGGAATAGATACAATGCACTCTGAAGAATTAACATGTCTTACAGTGCTTTGAATTGATTGAGAAGCACTACCGCCAAATAACCCTGTTGGTTCTGTACCTAAAGGCAGTACACCTATACCATGTGTCCAAGTACGAACATTAACGACTGGTTGAGCTCCTAAATTGTGAACAATAGTTACATCAAAACCAACTGGAATTACAGAAGCAATAATATTTTCAAAATATTCTAGCCGTTCATCCAACGTTTTAAAATTCCCCAAACGTTCACTACTTCGAGCATCGATAACTTCGCTATCTGTTGTAGCATTTGCGATTACATCTTTAAAACGTTCCTCTAAATTGGTTTGACGTTGTTCTACTTTGGATTGGCGTTTTTCTGTATTTTCAGAAATAGCCTTTATTTTATTAAATAAAACACTGGTATACTCCATCATACGAGCTAAAGATTCTCGAACATGTCGTCGATACATCTTTGTTCGAATCCACAAAGCGAACGTTTGAGAAATAGGATCAATCACACCGTTTTTTATTTCATCTTGCACCTCATCGACATCGGTCGGGTCTTGATAATCAACTGTTGTATTTGGTTCATTTGTTGGTCGAGTATCCTTAAATTCTTGTGCCAACCGTCTCACCTCTCTTATTTTTCTAATTTCTCTACGCGCTTAATTAAATCGTCTAACGCCTTTTTCATCTCAGTTTGAGCAGTACCTACAGATTCGACTGTATTTGTTAAATCACTTGCTAATTGTTTAAAGGCTTCCGTCGATTCTGTCACGGTTGTTGATAATTCACTGGTTAAGTCTTCCAAAGAACTAACTTTACTACTTTGAACAGATAAATCATTGTCAAATTCTTCCTGTCTTTTTATCAACTCTGATATGTTTTGAACTCCTGCCGTCGCAAATTTTTTTACGTTTACTAAATTGGATTGAATAGCTTTTATTTCGTTTTGATAATCGGTCAGTTTTTTCTTTTTCGAACCAATAGTCAAAGTAACCTTTTGCGGTTCTAAAATACTAAATTTTTTCTCAATCACTTGTAATCGTTCTACAGCATAAATAAATTGATTATCTACTTTATAACTGTTTCCTAAAGTGATTAATTCATACCGTTTATCCAATAGCCCTAACTCAATGGCTTCAACTGTCCAAGTTACCAGCATCAAGCTTTGGTCTTTTAGCCATTGCAACCCTCGACGTTTTAAAATTGATGGGTCTTTGACATTTGAAAATTCTACAATACCCGTGTTTAATCCAAATTTTTTGATTAACGCTTCATCATCAAGGTAATTCTTACCGCCATTTACTTTTTCGATGGTGTATTTAGGTCGTGAAAAATCTGTTCCCACTTCAATATCAGTATTTGACGTATCTTCAATATCTTGACCGACGGGCACAATCCTTGTAAACAATTCAGAAATATCAATATCTCGAGTAGCACTTTTTAGATTTTTGGTTAACTGTAAAGGAGTTTCACTGTTCACACCATAATTAGATAGATAATCTAAATAATTTATATTTCCAACGCGTCGAAGTGTTAACGTACCGCCCAGCCTATCCAACAATTTTTCTTTAATGGTATCCGCTGTACTTTGATAGCCTAATCCTCTTAGCAAGTCCCCATTATCTACAACATTCACTTCACCAAGCCGAAACTGCTTATGCGCTTCAACTTGTTTATTGTGTGCATCGAGTATTTTTTGTAAATAAGCAGATACAGTCATCCGTGTTGGTTTCATATAGGTTTGAACAGAATCATATAAAAAAGCTTTCTCATCCTCCGCTAAAAGAGTTTGAGAAAAGCTTCCTGATGCTTCCATTTTATTCGTGATTTTAGCAACTCTACCATAAAAAATTTCTTTATTTCTTGTAACATCCAGAATCTGGATAAAGTGAATAATCGGCTCAATCTTTTGATAGTATTTATTGTTAATATTAAAGGTAAATTCAAAAGTAGAAATTCCTAATCCGTTAAGCGATAAATATACTTCACTATCTTTGATTTTCTCACCATAGCTATATGGCTCATGAACAATCTTTGGATTCTTTCTGTTCGGATTATCAAACAATAATACTCGATACATTAGACCATCACCTCACTAGACATAAAGAAAGAGATATGACCTTCGCCATAAATAGTTAAGTGGTTGGTCCCTCTTTTTAATTTAAAGAAATAATCTTGCGATTCGCCTTTCGGAACTTTTATTGTTGTTCCGTCATCAGTAGTTAATTGCATTGTAGACGTTGCCTTTATTGTTGGACTAGAAGCATTCGCTCCCATATTGATAAGAAAAATTTCTCTTTTTCCGTGAATATAGTAGCCTGTCCAATTGTCGGCGCTATCGTCTGTGAAATAGTCCTCGTCAAAGACATCGGAATAAGAAATATTTTCCCTTAAAGCAAAAGGATACACGTCAAATTCTACGGTTAACGTTAATGAATTACTTGACGAGTCATCTTCTGCTTTCACACTTTTGCATTTTCCATACCAGCGAAGCCCTGAACGTAACCAAGAATCATCAATGTAATCAATTCCATCCATCATCAACTCTTCTTTTACTTTCGCCTCTAATACCTTTCGTTCTTCGTATGGCGTATTAGGTCGCCAAAAAGTAACAGTGACAATGCGATTACTAAAAATTCGTTCTCCTGTAAGCATGGAAAAATCATACTGACCTTGCATGAAAGGGATCTGTTCAATAATTTCCACTTCTTCCGCTGAAGGAGCATCGTGTTCAATAATGTAGAAACCATGTTCTTTGCTATTAAAACGACCTTTGGCCATATATTCTACAATTTCAATCAACTACGATACCTCCCATCTTGCTTTTGTTGTTCTGCTAAGTTATTGTTCATCGGTGTTCCAAGTGCGCCAACAACACGTCCTGTATCCATTACAACTGTTAAATTTTTAATATCTTGTAACATCTCAAACATTTTATTTATCGGTGTGTTGTCAATGGAATGTTTAATTTCTATAGCATTGGAACGTTTAACAAGGTTACTACCTGTAATAGATTTTTGAATACTTGTAATCATATCTCTAGCACTTTGAACAGCAACTGACGTATCTTCTTTAATACCAGCAGCGACCCCTTGTGCTAGGAAAACACCTACGCTGTATTTCAATAATCTTGAAGGCGATTTGATTTTAGCTTTTTTTTGCGCTTCTGCGTTAACTTCTGCAACTAATTGTTGCATAGCTCCCACGGCGGCAGCTTTTCCTGCCGTAATCCCACTTCCAACGCCTCTCGCCATATTAACACCAATTGGGCTCATGTCTACTGATCCAGCACCGTTACTTACAGCATTACCTAATGACTTACCAGCATTATTCGCACCACCTGTTTGAGAAAGGACACCTTGAACAGTTGCCGCGCCTAATTGATTACCTGCATTATTTGCGTTGGATTTTTCTGAATTAGTACCAGAGTTCGTTTGTTGTGCGTTACTTTTCCCAGCATTTTTATGCTCGTTGCTTTTACTTCTGGTACCCTCAGCGGTGGCACTACTATTGTCAGCACCTGCTCGTCTTGAATTGGACTTTTGAGAGTTTTGACCACTATTCATTGAAGACATTAACTCTTTACCAACGTTATTGATTGCTGTTTTACCTGATTCAAGCCCGTTAATTAACTGGTTTTTACCGTCTTGACCATTTCTAAATAAATCAGGAGGTAAAGCTTGTAAAGTGTTAATTATATCTGCTCGAGACATACTCGCCCATTTTGATGGGTCGCTACTTTGGAGACCTTGAACAAGGCCATTTGCTCCATCTATCCCTCTTTGACGTAGCATTCCTGCAAGCAATGCCATTTGTTCGTTAGTGTTTGCCCCGTTATTTACATAGGATTGATAAACACCTAATAACTGTTGATCCGTGACATTTTTTAATTGTGCTAGATTATTTGAAGTGACAGCGACATTATTCGAACCATTTTGTGAAATGATAGCTAATAATTGTGCCCCTTGTTCTAACTCATTTTGTCTAATCTGAGCATTTTGTGTTTGTAACTGTGTGATTTGGTTTTGGAACGCTGCTTGTTCTGATGCTGTTTTTGCTTGATTCTTCTGATCGGTCAATTGCTTAATTTGTGCATCATTTGCTTGTATCTGTTGAGTTTCAATTTCACCTAATGTCTGTAAACTTTGTTGTGCTTGTTGTTGCTCTTGAGCACTTAGTTGTTGTTTGTTAGCTAATTTATTAACGCTTGCTTCAACATACTGTTTGTTTTGTTGTAACAACTGATCGCGAATAATATTTGTTTGATTTTGTAGCGTATTTCTTTGCTGTTCGTTCAGCTCTTGACCCTCAACCGTTTTATTATTTTTAAGTTGAGCAGAATAATCACTGTAGACCTTCATTAGATTAGAGTTTGAATTTTGAACAGTTTTCATGTATTCGCTTGAGGCATTAGCATAGATCTCACGCTTTTTCTCTTCCGATTTTCCTTCCGCTGACTCAATTTGCTTATTATAAGTCTCAACAGCTTTTTTCTGTTGTTCCTTCATACTTGTTACTAAGTCAAGGGTATTTTTGAAGTATGCTTCAACGCCTGCTGTACTTCCGTTCGCTTGCGAAAACATATCTGTCATTGCTTGTTTTGCTTCATCTAATTTCGAAGAATACTCATCTACACTTGTAGAGGCCGACTCCATATTAAGAGAAATTCCTTTTGCAGTTTCCTTAGATTTTTCTCCTAGCTCTTCTGTACTTTTAGCAGCTTTCTTTAAAGCTGAATCGGAAAACATCTTATCCCAATCTTTTTCAATATCAGATAAGCTTTTCTTCGCGTCTTTAAACGCTTTGTCAGCTCCTTCAGAATCACCGGTTAATCTTTTCCACAAGCCTTTGATTCCATTAGCCATAGCCATTACTGCGTTAACTACTGACTTACCAACGGTCACAATTAAACGTAGGCCATCAACAAAACCTGCTATAGCAAATGTAGTACCCACGATTACACCAGTTCCTAGCCATTTAAACGTATTCCCGAAACTTTTTACTACGTTTGTCACACTCTTGAAACTAGGTAAGACATTTTTTAGCGAATCAATAATACCTCCAAAAGCAGTCTTGGCGTATCCTTGTACATTCATAAAGTTTGATTTCCATGCGCTTATTGCTGAAGCAACTCCAGCAGTAATAAGCAGTAATACGGCAGTAATTGGATTACTTAACATTGCACCACTTAGGCTAGCTATGGATCGTATACCTGTTGCCGCAAATGTTCTAAAACCTCCACCTGCTTTTGAGGCAGCTACGCCGAGTCCTGATAAAACAGTCCCTGACTTCCCAGCAGTAGTGGATAAATTTCTTAGAGAGCCTATAGGATTAATAACTACTGATGCAAATTTAGCTAATTTCCCATTAGAGAGTTGTAAGGAGGCAGAAAAAGAGCGAAAGAAATTAGTTACCTTATTTCCGTCTCCCAACATATTTAGTTGTCTCTGACTCGCTCGAAGATTTGCTCTAAATGTATCTAACGTAGGAAAAAGACCTGAAATAGTCTCTCCTAAAGTGGTAAATCTTGTTAATAAGTTTACATTAACACCAGAACTTTCTAATCCAGCAAGATTTGCTTTGTACTTAGAAACAAATCCTCGTACTGCTTGTATAGCACTTTCTGACCCCTTTTTTATAGGATTAACGATAAATTGTTGCCATTTACTATCCAATTTTGAAGCAGTTCTAAACATTCCTGAAATTGTTTTACCAAAAACTTTACTTAGCTTACCAAACACAGTCAACACTGGCCCGATGGCAGCAATTAGCGCTCCCCATTTTAAGATATTCGCTTTTGTCCCTTCGTCCATTTCACTGAATTTCTTAATTAGCTCTGTTGCTTTTTCAATAAAAGGCGTCATTATCGGAATAACCTTTTCGCCAATCGTTATCCCTAATACATTGAGGCTTGCTTTAAATTTTTCAATCTTAGCTGCAGCCGTATTATTCATTGTATTAGCAATTTCTTTGGTGTAACCTGATGCATTTTGAGTTTTTTCAGTCAAGTTACGTAAAGCATCTCCACCTTGGTGAATTAATACGTTCATCCCCGACTGAGCCTCTGTTCCAAAAGCTGTTGCGATGGCAGCCGCTTTTTGAGCATCAGTCCAACCTTCCGTATTATTCTTAATCTTGTCTAGGATATCAGGCAAGGTTAATGTCCCGTTTTTGAATTCATCAACTGAAATCCCTAATTGCTCGAATCCTGCAATATTTTGTTTGGATGGTTTTAATAGTCTGGTTAAAGCACCACGTAGCGCCGTACCTGCTATAGAGCCTTCAATACCGTTATTAGACATAAGGCCTATGGCTGCTGCGGTTTCTTCCATTGAGAATCCTACAGTATTAGCAACAGGACCGACATATTTCATTGCTTCACCCATATCTGAGAATCCAGCCGCCGTCGCATTTGCAACGTAAGTTAAAGAGTCAGTTACTCTCTGAGTATTTTTCAACGTTTCTTCTGTCGAGTCGGCTTTAAGTCCGAATTGCTCTAAAACTGCTGTAGAGTTATTCATTACCAGGTTGAAATCTTCTCCTGAAGCTTTAGAAGCATCCAAAATAGACGGCATGGCACCGATAACTTGGTTATAGCTGTACCCCTTTTTAATAAGTTCTGCCATACCATCGTTAATTGCACTAGTCGAAACGCCATATTGTTGTGACCATTTCATTGATGCATCGGAAAGGCCGGCCAATTGTTTTTGCAAATCCCCAGCGGATAAGCTACCGTCATCTAAAAGAGCGCCCATACTTTGGATTTCATTATCGAATTCAACGGCTGATTTCGTAGCAAGACCAAGCCCTGCGACAATCGGAACACTTAAAGCTTTTGTTGAAAATTTACCTACTTTTTCTATTTTGCTGCCGATTGTACTTATCTTATTTCCAAATGAGCCCATCGCTGATCCTGCTGTTTGAATAGCTCCAGAAATCCCGCCAACCCCAACTTTAAAAGTTTTTATCGCTCCTGTGGCACCATTCATAGTTCTAGTAAAACCGTTATCTCTGGCCGTAAGAATCGCTGTCACAGATTTACTCTGTCCCATGTTTTTTCCTCCTTTCCTCAACTATTTTTCTTGCTTGTTCTAATCGACGCGCATTTTCTGTTATTTCATTTAGTTTCTCAAGCTCTTCTGATGAAGATTTACCTTTAACTTTTAATTCCAAGTTTTCATAATCATAAATATCTTTTACATCATTAAAAATATATTTTTCACCTTTATCATCAGTAGCCGTAAAAATTCGATTGGCTAACGCATTAACGTATAACTTACGTTCCTCATTAATAGCTCGAAGATTTACAGCTTTCGTTCGTAAACTAAACTCATAAGGTGTCATACGCTCGATCTCTTTTAACGTAATGTTGGGAAAATACTGGAAACACTCAACGATTATATCTTCATAACTTAGCTCTTGGTCTTCTACCGACTGAGCGCTTGGTTGACGTCCATCTGCTCCATCAGATCCACGATTTTCTCTATGGCTTCCTTCGCTTTCTTTGTACGAAGTGCTGTAAGAGGTGCTTGTTCTAAGAAAATCATAAAATTTTCAAATAATTTATGAACCTCATCAGACGTTTCTAAATAATTATCAATATCTTCAGTCGTCAAATCATCATAAGTAGCAAGTGCAGCATGAATTAATTCTCTTAAGGCAAATGCATCTCCGTCTTGGATTCCACCTATCAACTGCACAAAATTATCTACTTCTTCAACTTCTGGTTTTATTGCTTTTACTTCATTTAAAAATTTAAATCCAAAATTCAATGGATATTTTTTCTCGTTAATTGTTACTACAGGTTTCATTTTTACTGCCATCTGTTTGTCCTCCTAAAAAAGGACAACTATCAAAAGCTGCCCTTTTAGCTATATTTATACTGTTTTAGTTAATGTTAATGTGTTTGTATCTGTTTTATTTCCATCTTCTGTAGTTACCGTGGTTACATATTCACCAGCTGGTACTGTTTCTGTCCATGTGATATTTCCAGAATCTGATACATCAAGCCCTTCGGTTGCTGGCTCAATTTTATACGATACTTTTTTATTTGTCGCTTCTACTGGTGTCACTGTTGCAGTTAACTGCCGGCTACCAGCCACCCCTGCGTTAGCTGTAGAAGTTTTAGGAGACAAAGTGACTTCCGTTACCGAAACGATTGAGGCCAATGTAGTAAATTCAGAAATAGGAATTTTTTCAGATTCCTCATTTCATTTTACTCGCACAATCTTAAATGCTCCAGCTTCATATTTAGTATTAGATTGTAGACCTGCAAGAGTGATTGGATTCTCACTTTCTGCTACTTTTTCATTACCTTTATAAATTCTATACGTATCGGGCATCTCTATTCCCCTTCCTTAATCTTTACGATTGCCCCGTCGGTTGTAGGTGTAACACTTTCAACTTTCGGGGCCATTATTTTTTTGGGTGATATTTTTCAATTGGTTCCTCTGCTTCCGCACCTGCAACAGTATCATAGAAGAATGCTTTTGCTAATTCTTCATTATCAGAATCAACCGTCGCCCAACCTTCAACTAAATCTCCATTCAATACTAGCGTAGGTTTGATACTTGAGTTTGAATCCGATTCGGCAGAATCTCCAAATGAATCAAGCAACCCTGTGCCAAATTCTGCCTCGTACTTTCCTGTTTTCTCGTCTTTTTTATCAAAGTTGATGCGCCATACATCTATTTCTAAGCCATGACGGTATGCATATTTCAACATATCATAGGTTTCTGTACCTGTACGCAAAAACTCCATTTCAATAGACGCTGACGGCATACCTGATGTAGGAACATTCCCATCCTTCGTTGATTGCGTATCTGTTTTTGTTTCTGACTTATATTCGTGTGAAATTTCTAAAGCTAACAACTTCGCTGCTGTTGTCGCACGTTCACGTGTTAGTCGAAACATTAACTTAATTTTTTTACCTTGAATTGCTTTTTCCATGTTTTTTCCTTCTTTCTATTCAAATTCTAGCGTTAAATTTAGAACGCCATGTGCTAATTTGTTTCCAAAATTTGTTGTATTCTCATATAAAACATCCGTATCACTGGACGTTACAGACCAACTAAAATGTTCTGTTTTCCTAATATCATGAACTGTTTTTCGGATTGTTGCTAGTAGTCTATTCATTTCTCGACGTTTGTCGTCATGATCAAAGACGTGAATAATGATACTTGTTGTACCTAAAGTTCTTGTTTTAGTGTGTTTGTCTTTAGAGGTCTGTTCACCTAAAAAAACAAATGGATAAGCGGCATCATCATTGGGCAGATGATCATAGGTTTCATATCCTACTCTCTCAATTGCTGTAAAGACGCCTTCGTACAATTCTGTATACGGATCGATAAATTCCATTATTTAACTAACGCCTCCATATCATCAATAAATTTTTTGCTTGCTGATAGAAGCCCTTTTTTCATGTAAAAACGCCCATACATATATCGAGTACCATATTCTACGTACGCCGCATAATTCGTGTTTGCTGTTACTTCACCTGTAAACCCGCCATCTTTAATAGCAGTAGTTTCACTTCTTTTCAAATGACCACTTTTTACTGGTGTTTCTCTAGCAATCTGATTTGCCATATATGCTGTATCATTTTTTACAATCGATTTCACGTCATCTAATTTAGAAGCGTTCTCTACCGTTGAGAGCAATTCTTCTAGTCCGTTAATGCTTAAACTATAATCATTCATCGATATTCACTTCCGTAGCATGACGTACCTTTACTTACCCGCAAATTTTTTACAACTGAAAATTTACGGTCCCTTTTTTCTTCTTTATCATAATACTGAAGATATCCTGAACGCATGACTACCCTATCTCTTAAACGAAAAATGACCATCTGTTCCTTAATGTTAGGAAAGATAGTCATTTGTTTTTCTGTGCCAATCTCAGTAACACTTCCAACGAGATTCTTTTTAATTAATTGATGCTTGCTATCGTAATATTCAAAGGTCGTTCTCATATAAAGGACACCTTTCTTTGTCTGACTAATCCTTTTTCTTCAAGATAATCGTCAATTTCACTTTGATATTCAGCAAAATCATTTAGGTTATACTCAATTTTTTCTTCTGATTGAGCATGCTGTTTCATTCCTTCATGTCCTATACGATTGTATCGCTTTACCACGATTGAAGGTACGATATAATCTAACGATTCTGGCACTTTTTTTGCTTTAAGCTTTGCTAGAAGCTGTTTTTCAGTGATTGACCATATCTTTTGAAGCTTTAACTTATCTTGAGTGAAAGTTTCTTCGGAAATGTCTAACAAGTCTTTGTATTCTTCGATTAAATGTTGATTTTCAATGGTCATCTTATGCACCTACTCCACTTCAATAATTGCCCCTGTTTCCGTCGGAGTAACATTTTTTACGGTTGGGGATGTTACTTTGATCCTACTTTTTCATACGATACATAAATTGCAGGACGCGCTTTCTCAATTACGATTGCATCATAGTAATCTAATCCTTTAACAGTGTCTCGATATCCATCACGATCTTGCGCTGCTGGAATTAAATCAATTGAGTTATATTTTTCCAAAGGTGAACAAACGTTTAAAGGAACTAAGATATAATTAATTTTTTTCGTTGGGTCTACTTGTAATCGGTTTTTAGCAACTTTTTGGATAATCGCATCAGATCCGTCTAGTTGTTCAACTTTACGATTGATTCCTGAAATTTGGATATCGTTAGTACTAAATGATTTGGATACACCATCAGCATTTTTTAATGCTTTATAGTAATCGGAAGATACAAACATAATAAACGGTCCAATCACTTCAGTATCTGTCATATAAGCCTCAGCTTCATCATAAGATGTTAAAGCATTCGCTTTGGTGATTGTTTCAACAACAGTTTTCCCTACGTATTTTCCTTCCGTATCATCTTCTGCTGGTTCAGCAAAAGCTGCTTCTAATAAACGCTCAATCGCTGTACGATCTTTTTCCGGGATAGAAATTAACCGAGTGTGTTCTTCGACGACGGCTTGTACTTCGTAGCTGGCATTTTCCGATTGATCTAATGAATCTAGGTCATAGCCCATCCAACGTTCTTTTTCAAGCTTTACAGTTTCTTTACTTACATCAATTTTATTCCGTTTGTTTTCTTCATTACGTTTATAATCACTTGCTGTAAAACCCTTCATTTTATTAATTCGTACTTCACGTGCCCCTACAAAGTCTGCTTCAGTAACACCAGACGCTCCACCTTTTAGCAATTCCCATACTTGAGAGCCTGCCGCAAATTCTTTGTCAATTGCTTTTACATCTTTACTATCTAAAATAACTGGCATAATTGTTCATCTCCTATTTATTTTTTAAATTTTTAGCTAAATTATCTCGCCAATTTGCTTCGTTCTTTGTTGCAGTTGCAACATTTACAGTGTCGCCTTTTAACAATTCTTTTTGGATTCCTTCACGAGCTGCCGCAATAATTTTTTTCATTGCATCTGTCGCTTTTTTGGTATCCTCATCATTGTCTTTTACTAAAAGTAAATCAGCATAAGTAGCGCTAACATAATCAGTTAGACCACTTTCGGATAAATCCTTACGAACAGATTCTGCGCGCTCTAGTCGATCGATACGAGCTTGTGCCTGCTGCTCTTTTTTCTCAGCTAAAGCTTCTTTATCAGACGCCTCTTTTTCTTTTGCTTTGATGCGTTCTTCCGCTGTCATTTGTTCATAAGATTTCTCCTTTTCCCATTGAGTTTTCGCTTGTTCTACAGCTCTTTTTGTTTCTGCTGCAATCATTTTTGCGACGTCCTCACGAGTAAAGCTTTTCCCATTATCTTTTGTTTTTGCTTTTTCTTTATCTTCTGGATTATCGGTTTCTTTATCCTGAGTATCATTTGCCGGCGTTGTTTCAGGATTAACCGTATCACTAGAATTAGGATTCTCAGCAAATAATTGTAAATCCATTGGTAATAATAAGTGTTTTTTCTCTTTCATGTTAAACCCTCCAGTCATTACGTGACCAATCGAAATTAATAGGTTACGCCCATCAGTCGAAACAGCTTTCTCTTTAAAGCCTGTAAGCAGTAAGAAGGCAATATAAAAAGCCTAACGGTTGTTAACCTCTTCCTTACTTAAATATTCTTCATAATCAGCATCTAAGTAGTCATAAGGATCGTCATTCATAGTAATCACTCCCTATAAGATGGTACAGTACTGCATCGGCACCAATTATGAATAGGACTGGCATTTTCTCCTGGACTCATATTTTCTACTTTATAGGGTCCATCACTTGCAATACCTTTACAGATAGAACAAGCTGTGGGTTCAGCAATTAAATTAAATTCATTATATCCATGCTTTTCGTAACTTTTTTTTTGTACTTCACTCTGGATTCTTGAAGACTCACTGATCATTAATCGTCTTGCCACATAGTCCGCTGTCTCTTTTCCTCTTAACGAATCAATCGCTACCAATTGTCGCAGTTCTCTAGCCATAACATCTGGATGCTTACCGGACGTAAGACCCGTACTCAGTAATCTGTCAATGTTGGCTTTTAAAATATCCTGATTCATCCATAATCGCTGTGAAAAAGTAGCATTTTTAAATGAACCAGTCACAATAGATTTTGCTAAGGTCTGATAATAATCTACTTCACGGATAGTCTCACCAAGTATTCCAGCTTGTCTTTTTAGTTCTTGAACAGCTTCCTCTTTTAAATTATTGTTGAAAAACCGCTGCAATTGATCTGTATTGTCAGTTAAGTAAAGGCCAATTTTTGATTTTAATAGCTCTAATCGATTAACTTTCATCGTCAAGTTATACAATCGTAGCTGGTCATTTGCTTCTTTAGAGAAGTCTCTTGATTGTACATAACGCTTTGCTTGTTCTGCGAATTTTTCAACATCGTGTTTATTCACACGTCGTTTTGCTTCACTAATACTTATTTTTTCTTTTCCAGAATATATGGAATAGAATTGTTGTATTTCAAAGTTGATTATTTCGTAAAGTGCTTGAAACCGACTATGAATCTCTTTTTCATAATTGCTATGACGCTTAAGCACCTCATCGATATGTTTTGCTTCTCGTTTTGCCCAATAATTACTCATTCTCGTCACTCAATTCTTTATCCTTTTGAGAAAGAAGACTTAAGTCAACTTGCGGATCAAGCCTTTCATCATAATCTTCTATCTTCATTCTGTCGATTTCTTGGCTAACATCAGGGACAAACGATAATACGCTTAACTGAGTTTCTTTTGACACAATACCGTCTAATTTTTGTGCTGTATCTGCTTCATCGCTAATATTACGAGGAATATTAAATTCAAATTTATATTCTATATTGAACCATTCATTTGCTTTTTCTTTCGGAACGTTGGTAGGTAATGCAAAAATCATTCGATACATCTTCGCATAAGCTTTCTTAAATTTTCTAGCCTTGGCTTGCGCAAGATTTCTTGGATTTTGCATTTTAAATTCTAACGAAATTCCAGATGCATTGCGGCTAAATGTCTCGTCATTTGCGTTATAAGTCATCGACATTTGATAAATTAGACGCTCTAAACGGTTTAATAAGTTTTCTTGTGTAGTATCAGAATTCGGTTTATCTAAAAAGTTAATATCAACTGATTGGCCTTCTTCAAGAGGTGCTGCACTGCTGATAATTCGATTATCTCGTAGGTAGTTTGTGACATCGGTATCTGATAAATCTACACCTATCATTTTTAAATATGCATCAGCGAAATAGCTAACATCATTCGCTTTTTCTGATAAGGCTTCATTGTAATTATTAATTAAGGACCAGACCGCTTCAACTCGTCCTTGACGCTCATCGTTTTCCATAAATTCAATCATTGGAACTTCTCCATATGGATTAGTGATAGCCTCTTTCCCACCTAATAAATAAGACAGCGCCTTTTTAAAAACACTAACTCCTCGTTTTGTTTCAAACCTTTTTTTCGTCTCTTCTTTTGTAAAAATAAATGTTTCGTAACTATTTTTCGGATAGACAGTTGCGGTTAAACTATTATCAGAAACTTTATTATAAAGGACAGCAAACATGGGCTCTTTTAATAAATCATCAGCATAAACAATAAAGCCTTGTGTTGGTTTTAAATAGGTTACACAAGTTTCCGCCTGTTCATTTTGATATAGAAGTTTATAGGCATGTCCATAAATAGCAGTTAACTTTGAAAGCTCTGCATCGTTATCTTCTTCTTCATTCCTTTTACGAAAGTCCTGAACAAAATCTTTTAATTTTTCTTCTGGATGTGTTATTCTTGTAGGCTTTCCATTAAAAAAAGCAGAGGAACTATCAACAACATATCGCGCAAAGTTGACAGCGATTCTGTGGTCCGGTTTCCCCATTTCTTTTCTTTGCTGATAGTATATTTCGTGTTGTCCGTTATATAGTTTTTCAAGTTCTTCATAAAATCCGATTAGCTTTCGATGTTTTTGAATATACGTATCCACAAGTTTTTCATCAATTACTGCATCTTTGTCACAATACAATACTCTGTTGCCCATTAAGTCTACAAAATCTGTGATTCTATTTGAACTAGCTGTATTTGGCATCAAATCAACCCCTTTGTACTTTGTAATTTCACACCTTTTGCTTTTTTACTGCGATGTTCCACCGCATAACGCAAAGCATCGATAACATGGTTATAACTATCAACAGGGTCATTTGTGTATTCCCCTGTTTTTTTATCTTTTTTCCAGGTGTAATTTTCTAATTCTTCAATCAGCTTAACGCAACGATCGTCAACGATAATTTCATACTGCAGTAAAAAAGAAAGACCTTGACGGATAGAGTCAGGTCCCTTCTTTGCTGCACGTATTCTCGAAATTCCGTTCTTCTTGATTTCTGCAATAGATTTCTTTTCAGCTGAATCGGCAGTGATAACTTCTTTTGCATAGCCTAAATCTTTAATAACCGTTGAGATTTCATCATTCAGCAAGCCTTTTTTGACGTATTCTTCAAGAACATAAACACGTTTGTTCTTCTCGTCCACCTTTGCATGTACAAAAGCGGAAGGGTCGTTTACATACCCAAAGTCTAAGCCAAAATCTGAATCAATCTGTCTTAACAGTTCGTCGTGCTTGTCTAATCGTTTTCTCTGATAAGTCGGAAACACAAGCTTATCTAGCGTAGCAAATTCCCCTAAAGCGTATATGCGATAATACGCTGGGTTTCGTTTGGCTAAATCCTCAATCACCTTTTTATTTTCGCTATCAAGAAACCGATTGTCTTTATAGGTGCTGTGATAAATACCTGTTCTTTGTTGGTCGACTGTTGCTTCATCATCAAAGAAATATTTATACACCCAATTCAATTTAGAAACTGGGTTAAACATTAAGAATATTTGACGTTTTACATGCTTGCGTTCACGTAACCGCAAAGTAAGTTGTGTATAATCTTCTAACGTAAACTCTGTTGCTTCTTCCATTACAACATCAGATAAGCCTTTAATTGATTTTATTTTCTCTGGGTCGTCCATTCCCTTAAAGAGAAACTCTGCCCCATTTGGTAAAGTAATTCTAAAATCGGTGTTATTAACTTTGCACTTGTCTAGCAATCCCCAATCCGAAAGACACGCTTTCACATCCTCGAAAATAGAGTCTTTTAAGCTGCGCCCCACTTTTCTTGTGAATAAAATCTTTCTCGGCTTTTTCCACTTCTGACAGGCTTTAAAAACGACCTTTTGAACAACGCCATGACTTTTGCCAGAAGATGCGCCGCCCCAATAAACCTCGGTGAATTTAGAATAATCCACCAATCGATTATAAAACGACTTGTTAAAAACTTTTGATGGGAAATTAAATTCTAAAACAATGTTACGTTTCTTCGTCTGCATCCCATTCACCAACTTTGATTACAATGTCACCCGTTTGTAAATCAACCTTATCAGTGAACAGCGCATGACGTTTTCCGAGAAGTTCAGCAGCTTTTAATCGGTCTTTTGCACCAACATCAATATTAGCTATTGCTTGCGCACCTTCTCCTACACCTATTAAAGTTGCTTCTTTGTGTTCACCTCGCATAACAGCCGTTAAATATTCTAAAACTTCTTGGGCATCAGCTGTGCGCTCGTTTTTCAATTCTTCAAGCCGTTTGTCTATATAGGCTCTGAGGTCAGGTTTAGTCAAGTTTTCCTGCCCTATTTGTTTTGCTGTCTTTTCGCTATAACCCGCTTTAACGGCTGCTTCTTTAGCATTTCCGGTCTCAATGTAAAAATCACAAAATCGTCTTTGTTTCTCGGTCATTCGCATGATATCCACCGCCTTTCTGTATAAAAAATAGACACCTCCCAGTTGGAAGATGTCCTGCTTAGTCCTATTTCACAATACCATAATAACATGGAAAATGTGGCATTGTGGTGCATTGATTGTGCGTAGATTGTGCATTATTTTATTTCTAAAGCTTCAATCCCGTATAATAAAATTGACAATTCATTTATCGCTTCTTTAATTTGTCGATTTATTGTAGTACGATCTACATTGTAATACTCAGCAATTGCCTCGTCACTCATCTTGCGCCCAAAATATTTTTTCTCAATTAGATTATAGCCACGGCCACCAGTCTCATTACACATCTTTTCATATTCATTTAAACAGATATCTACATGATGCATAATTTTAACTGTCTTTGCTCTGTTCTGCATTAACGCACTAAGAGTTAAATACTTGTGGTTCCAGAAAGTATCTTTATCCTCTTCAAGTTGATCCGCAACTGTTTGTACATGTGCTTTCAATTTATCAAAGTTTTTCAAAAGCAAACGTGTATTGTGAAATGCATACAGTCTCATTTTTTTAAATTCATTTTGCTGCTCTTCAGTCAATTTCAAGGTAATCTTTTCAGCTAGTATATCTAACTGCTCATCCGATAACTCAGTAATTTTACTCATTTGACATTATCCTCCTACTACTTGTTTGTAACTATCTTCTTGAATTTTAATTAACACTATTAAGAAACCTAGTACCACCGGATGATTATTGTAACGGTTACCTAGATTTCCTAAAGTGTCAATTAACCAGTCCCAATATACTTCACTAGTAATTGAATACTTTTGACTCATAACATTTGAGGCTTCCATCCATTTTTTTATATCATTAAAAACATTATCCCAATTCACTCAATCGCCTCCACTCTAATATAAATACCTGGTACGTCTGCCCAAAACTTTTCAACGATCAAACTGACCACATAACTATCATCTTTCCAGAAATTCAGTTTTGTCATACAGTCTTGCAACAGCTTATTACTATTATCTAAGTCAGGTTTTGTATATTTGTACTCACCATTACTATGATTACCCACAACTGGGAAACACCACTTCACCATCATGCGAACAGGCACCTCAAATTTTTCATTCGGTACATGTTTTGATAAATGAGCCATCAACTTAGCACGTGCCTTTTTCAAATCGTCTGGCTCATAAAATACTGGCTTATTATTTATGACATGGACTTTCTTCTGCTGATGGGTAGTTTCTGGCGGAATTATGTTTAGAAAAAATTCAATCATCAAGCATCACCTCAATTTCATACTTGACCGTCCTTTGTCCATTGACAGTCTTCTTGTTACTTTTTGCAACTTCAATCCTTGATTTATTTTGAGTGTGAAAAGCAATAAAAGCATAGATTAAAATCTCAGCGAATATCTGACTTTTTGGTCCTAGTTTACGATACGTTTCTAAAATTTCATCCATTACGTTATTCCTCATTCCATGTTATTTAATTTTTATTTTCAGATTTCATTTTTCTTATTCACGGGCTAAATTTTGTCTCGCTGTATTCTTTTGTCTACTCTATCCCTTGAAAAGGGAGAGTAGACAAGAATAGCGGACAGCGACATGACAACGTTTATAAAGGTTGTCGAAGCCAGTCGAAGCTTTTTAGGTATCAACGAACAAATTTGTTTTGTCGAAACCAGTCGAAACTAAATAGTGCAGACAACTATTATTTTTCTATTTTAGATAGCTGGCCTTCTTCGATTTTAAACCCACTATGTTTTTTTACTCTGTTATAAACAGTATTTCTTGCCAAGTCTAAATAATCCGCCACTGTTGTTACATCAACTGGTTCACCATCTTCGCTAAGAATATTAAATGCTTCTTCTAACTCTTTTTTACTCTTCTCACTTCTGGATTCGTTAGCCTTTTTTGTGCCTTTCTTCCATTTTTCTTTTGGGTCTTCTTCTAACTTAATATCGGCTAAAGTCTCATCTAATACATGTACTGGATATCTAAACCAAGCATTCACTTGTGGCATTTTAGGAAATTCTCGAAGTGTGCCCTCGATTCTCCACGCACTAGCCTGTCTCGCTGATTGGACCATTTGCACTCGTTTTTGCTCGACTTGTTGTAAAACTGCTTGTGATTGGATAGCTGCCATTAAGTGTTGGCCCATTTGTTTCTTGCTATACTGATCATCAATTCCAATTTCATCATAAGAGGGATTAAACGTCTTGATTGCTTGTAAGTATGTTTGACAAATGGCCTGGTTTTCTAACACAAGATATCTGTCTTCAGTCACTGGTAATTCAATTAAGTCAAGAATTGCGTCAGGATCTCGTGCGAATACTCCTGAACCACTTGAACGGTCAATAGAACTTTTGCCCCCTTGTGAACCTTTTGAGTGATGATGGCAATAGATAACTGCACAATCCAATTCAGTCGCTATTTTGTCAAATTGGTTCGTAAAATTAGCCATTTCGTGGGCGCTATTTTCATCACCTGTTAGTACTTTATAGATAGGATCGATAATAACAGCAATGTAGTTTTCTTTTTGTGATCTTCTAATTAATTTGGGTGCTAGTTTATCCATTGGGCTTGTTTTCCCGCGTAAATTCCAAACATCAATATTTGAAATGTTTTCGTGGCCATGACCCAACTTATTATAAATTTCAATAAACCGCATTTTTGCAGATCGATCATCTAATTCTAAATTGACATATAATACTTTTCCTTTTGTACAATCAAAGCCAAACCATTTCTTTCCTTCAGCAATTGCAACAGCTAATTGAATTAATGCAAAGGATTTACCGGCTTTTGATGGGCCAGCAATCAACATCTTATGCCCTTGACGAAGTACCCCTTTGATTAGCTCTGGAGCTAAAGTTATGTTTTGTTCGAACAAATCTTTTAAGCTTTCGGGTTCTGGCAAATTATCGTTCATATCTTCAATATATTCCTGCCATTCTTCCCAATTACTTTTTCCTAAGTTTGTTCCAATTAAAAATTGCTTATGATTTTGTCGCTCAAATCCTGGTAGACGTGTTAACCTAGAAGGATTTTTATTTTGCTTATCGACTCTCAAACCATTTTTCTCAACAATTTTATAGAGATAGTCAACTCGCTCCTGATATTGCGGATAATTCACCGCATCTACTTTCACTATGGCATGTAAGCTTTTGCCTCCGCTATAAGTTAATGCTGTAATTGGTAATTCTAACTGTTGTAAGATTTCATACTGTTGTTCAATACTCATGCTATCCGATTCAACCAATGCATAGCGAAAATCTATAACATTTGTATTTTTTACACCTTCACCGTCCAATGGATTGAAACGAATCCATGCACCTGAATTTTTATTAGGGTCTCCCATAACAGCGCCAATATCGCCATCATTTTTACGTAATGCGTCAATGATTTCACCAGCAGTCTTTTTATAGACGCCTTGCCGAGGTAACCATTTTTCTGTTCCATCTGCTTTACTTTGCAAATAGCCATCATTTACAAAGCCAATAATATCACCAGGGGCAAAAAGTGCCTCTAAATAGCGAATGATTTCTTGTGACGGGTTCCAGTGCTCTGGTTCTTTAATTTCTTTCCCCATGACCCAATCAGTATTGACTAATTTATATCCTTTATCCACAGCAATAAAGCTGTCATTCCAATCAAGAAACGCATCGTCACCATCATATTGTGGATGCCAGCCATTTTCCTTCGCTAATTGTGTAATTGTCGCGCCAGTAACTGGCGAAGCGTTCCCTTGAAAAGATTCCCATTTCTTAAAGCATTCTCCCTCATGATACCGACTATCTGCTCGGCTCCAATTGTCCCAATCAGAAGCATCGTAGCCTTCGTGTTTTAACGCCATTCCTACATTAATCCATTCCTGATAGCCAAGAGAAGCTGGATCAATATATTCTAGTAGTTCAGTCAAATCCAATTTATTTTCCATCTACTTACTTACATCCTTTCGCCATTTGACCGTAAACAGAACATCTACGACGTATTTCTCTAATTTTTCGCTCTTTTTCGATGGTCGGATGCTGTCTATATTCACTTTTTGCAGCTTTCAACTTATTTCTTGCTCCGCGTAATGCATCAGAATATATTTCTTTTGGCAATATATTCATTTATCCTTCCTCCAATGCCCATCCCATTAATTTACTCATTTCAAATACTGCATTTCGTCTTACACCAGTTGAAACACCTAGATAATTAAATTTTAAAACATCCCAGTCTATATCAGTTGTAACTGTTTCAACATTCCTAACATCTTCAAACTTCATTGTCTCACCAGTCGGTAGCCATATGATTAAACTTTTTGATTTTTCCATTTATTCACCATCAACTTTCACAGCAAAGGCCAGATAACGTTCATCAATTGCTTTGATTTCTTGTTCTGTATGTTTTATCCCACCGTCTGCATTATTCAAATAACCAACGCCAGGCAACTTCACATAATACAATTGCTCTTTCTCAATATCATAGCCATTTTTCATAGCAATTAGAGTCTCAAGCGGTTTGTTTTTCGGATTATCTAACCATCTAGCGAATTCTGTGTTAAATGGATATTCATCGTCATTTAATAAAGAAATTGCATAATTAATGGCTATTTCAAGCGAATTTTTTTCGTTTTCAAACCATTCCGCAACAAACTTCGGAACAACAACTTTTATCGGTTCATCTAGTTGTTTTGCTAAATTAATTGCTCTTTCGTTGGCATAGTCAGCACCTTTCAAATAATCAAGGCTGTCTGTAGAAACTTCTATGCATTCTAATTCTTCAATCAATTCTTGTTTATTCATTTTGCTTCCTCCATCAATAAAAATACATTTGTACTACTTTTCAGCACTATAAGTCTTGGGATTAACTCCACTTGGAATTCTCCAACCATTAGAAGCGATTCTATCTATCAATTTTTTTGCTCCTTCAAACGGCCAAGTACCAACATGTTGGAACCCACGTTGTTCTAAAAAACGAATTTGTTTTGGCGTGGCTAATCCTTCAGCTCTTCTTTTGGCTAAACGATCGAGCATTTTTGCTGCTTTTCCTGCATTCTCTACCGCATCAGGTAAAATGCCTAGTTTTTCTAAAGTCTGCAACTGCTTGTCTGATGGTGGGGCCATCTCCCACCCAAAGGACGGAACATAATTTGTTAAATCTTCTGCTTGAATTGACATTTCAAATTGCAAAGGATCCACTAATTTTCGTTTACGTTTTCTCATTTCAGCCAATTTCTTAGCCAGGGCTTCTTCTCGTTGCGCGATAACGTCTTCTGCTGCTTTCTCCTCTGCTTCCTGCAAATCAATTGCTGATCCTGCTTCTTCAATATTTTCGGTCATTTTTTTAGCCACTTCATCACTACCTGCAATCAAATGTGCTGGGTGGCAAAGCTCATGTCTTTCTGTATGCCATAAAAAGTCTAAAAGTAATAACTCTTCTTTCCCTGGAAATAGCCGGGTGCCTCTCCCAACCATTTGAGAATACAACGCACGGACTTTTGTTGGTCGCAAGACAACGACACAATCTACTGATGGACAATCCCAACCTTCAGTAAGTAACATTGAGTTGCATAATACGTTGTATTTTCCTTTGTCAAAATCTTCTAATACTTTTTGGCGATCCTGTGAATCTCCATTCACTTCTGCAGCTTTAAACCCTTTAGCGTTTAGAATATCTCTAAATTTTTTAGATGTTTTTACTAATGGGAGAAATACGACTGTTTTTCTATCTAAACAGTGCTTAGCCATTTCTTCGGCTATTTGTTCTAAATAAGGATCTAATGCTGTCCCTAAATCTTTAGTAGAGAAATCGCCAGTTTGCTGTTTTACACCTGATAAATCTAATTTTAAAGGAATAGTTAGGGCCTTTATTGGTGATAAGTAGCCTTCTTTAATGGCTTGTACTAACGAATATTCATAAGCTAAACTTTCAAAATAAGAACCTAAATTTCTCATGTCTCCACGATCTGGCGTTGCGGTTACGCCTAACACATTCGATTCATCAAAATGTTTTAATACTCGTTGAT